TTGTGATGATTGGACGTCGTGATACTGGTAAATCATATTTGGTAAGAGATTTATTATTTCACCATCAAGATATTCCTATAGGAACGGTTATTTCTGGCACGGAAGCCGGAAATGGGTTTTATGCATCACATGTCCCAAAATTGTTCATTCACGAAGAATATAATACCGTTTTAATAGAAAATATTTTACGAAGACAAAAAGTAGTTCTAAAACAAGTAAATAAAGAAATGGAACAGTACAAGAGAACCACAATTGATCCACGTGCGTTTGTTATATTAGATGATTGTTTATATGACCAATCATGGACACGTGATAAGTTAATGAGATTGCTTTTTATGAACGGAAGACACTGGAAGATCATGCTCATTATAACAATGCAATATCCGCTTGGTATACCTCCGAATTTGAGAACCAATATTGATTATGTATTTATTTTGCGAGAACCTTATATGACCAATCGAAAGAGAATCTGGGAAAACTATGCGTCTATGTTTCCTACACTCGAATCCTTCAATTCAGTAATGGATCAGACAACTGAGAATTATGAATGTTTGGTAATTAATAACAACGCAAAATCAAACAAATTAAACGACCAAATATTTTGGTATAAAGCAGAAGGCAGACCAGATTTCAAATTAGGTTCTAAAGAATTCTGGGAAATATCGAAAGGAATGGGATCGGATGATGAAGACGAAGCATATGATCCAAGTAAATCCAAAAAGAAAACAACGGGACAACAGATTACGGTGAAAAAAGGTAAATGGTAATAAATATATTATAATTTTTTAGGTAACAAAATAAAGGGTATAACTTAAAGTTATACCCTTTAAAAATAATAGTAGTATGTTATATTATACAAACAATATAAACAGAAGGGTATAATCATAATAATTATATCCTATGGAAATAGTAAAGGCATTTAGTTCAAATAATCTTCATACAAATATTACAATAAATGGTAATATAGAAAATCCACTATTTCGAGCAAGTGATATTGGATTAATTTTAGAAATTTCAAATATAAATAAAAATATTATGAATTATGACGAAACAGAAAAGCAATCTATTATATCACAAACAACTGGGGGCAATCAAGTAGTATCTTTTTTAACAGAAAAAGGTTTATATAAAATATTATTTAAGTCGAGAAAACCAATTGCTGAAACATTTCAAAATTGGGTGTGTGATGTAATAAAAGAAATTAGATTGAAAGGAACTTATAATTTACAACAACAAATTATAGAAACTCAAAAAAAATTAGAAGAAAAAGAAAATGAAACAATTGAACTTCAAAAAAAATTAGAAGCATCAAATGATAATTCGCCTACAATTTATATTTGGAATACAAATACTCAAGAAAAAAAACCTGAATTAAAAATAGGGATTACATTAAATGTTCATAAGCGGGTAAAGCCATATAAACAAATAAACAAGCATGGAAAAATAGAGTTTACTATGCCAATATTAAATGTTGATATAAAAATGTTTGAAAAAGTAATCCATACTGTATTACATAGTTATAAAGTTCAAGATGAAGTATTTAAATTAGATATCGAAGAAGCAAAACTCATTATTATTAGTTTTTCTAATTTTATAAAATTAACCCAAAATACAAATGATAGTGATCGTATAAATAAAATGCAAAAAATATATGAATATCAAAATGTTATTATTAATAATATTAAAAATATAATATCTACAAATGAAAGTGGAACTCAAACAGAAAGTAATGTTTATGATAATATACAAGAAAATATAACAGTAAAAACTGATGAAAATACTCAAATAGAATTATTCAAAAAATATATTGAAGAACAATGTATAGTTAGGGATGACGTTGAAATATCATCTATTCACATTTTAGGACAATTTCGTATATGGTCAAAAATTGCCAAAAAAGAAACATACCATGCTTTTAAAAATTATTTAGACACACATTTTAAACATTGTAGATTATCAATCCAAAATAAAAACCAAGTAGTTTATGGGTACAAAGGAGTTACATTAAAAGAAATAATATATAAAAAACAACTCTTATCAAGTGATGTCGAACATTTCATTTTCCATTCTTGTGTATTTTCACCAGTGTCGAAAGTTTTACATACACATTTAGAAAATGAATATTTACATTGGAAAAATATAAATAAAAAAGAAATTACAAATAACGAAATGAAAGAATTAAGAACATATTTAAAAAATAGCAATTATTCTTTATTTACAACTATATGGAGTGGACAAGGAAATGGTCAAGGATATTATGGTATAGAATTAAAAAGTGAACAAACAAATGATTATAAAAAAACATCTTCTACTGGAAAAAAAGTTGAAAAACGCGCTGTTTTAAATAATGAACTATTAGGAACATGGGAAACAATCGCAAAAGCGTCTTTATATGAAAAAATATCTTCTGCAAAAATGAGCCGATATATAAAAAATAAAACTCATATTAATGATTATTTTTATACAACCATATGATAACACTCAATTTGGGTTCAAAAGAATTCTGGGAAATATCAAAAGGAATGGGATCGGATGATGAAGATGAAGCATATGACCCGAGTAAATCCAAAAAGAAAACAACCGGACAACAGATTACAGTGAAAAAAGGTAAATGGTAAAGGATTGAAATAGATGAATGTAGTATATATATATATATTTCTATTTATAGACATGTCAATAATAGTTACATCTTCAAATCGATAAATAATGATATACATTCTACTTTTTATTTTTAGGAAAAATAAAATGCGTACTACTAAATAATATAATAACTAATAATTATTATATTATGATTCAATTCTTTGTAGTATTTCATAATAAACTATTTGATAAATGTTATGATTGTATACCATCAGATATACTACATAAATATTTCACTTTTGTTGCAGTGAATGAAAATATTCAGAAAGAATATACCCAAAACAAATACAAAGTGATTAATGAATGGGAATTGTCCACCTATGATAAATCCTTTCAGGAACTAGGATACAATGAAAATTCGGTAATTTATCATATATACGCAAATAAGTTATATGTAAACTATGATTGGATTGGTTTTTTTCAGTACGATATGGAATTTACAAAAGAATTATTGGACCAACTACTACAAATAGAAGAAATGAAAGAATCCGCTTATTTTTACTTTTTCCGATTGAATTTTGAAGGCACTATTTCTACATGGAAATATAACCAAGAAGATTTTATTATTCAACATTATGAGGAATTTTTCAAAACAACATTCAGTAAAAATGAAGAGTATCCTTTATATAATACATATGTTATTACGAACGACATCTATGAAAAAATAATGCCATGGGTAACACAATTATATGAACCGATGAATAGTATTCTAACTAAAACAGATGAGTACCAAAAACATCCAAGAATCCATATAGGCGCAGTCTTTGAAAGAATTATGGGGTATGTTATTGCAAATCAAGGCCTAACCAGTATTAATTTTAATATCCACCATAATCACGCATACAAAAATTTGTGCTATTAACTCTTTACTTGAACAATTGAGCGAATTGGTAGATTTTTCAATGAAATAGTTAACCTTTTAGTTGAACAAAATCTCATGGTGGTCTTTTATTCAATAAAGTCGGAATTCTGGGAAATATCAAAAGTAATGGGATCGGATGATGAAGATGAAGCATATGACCCGAGTAAATCCAAAAAGAAAACTACAGGTCAACATATTACGGTAAAAAAAGGAAAGTGGTAATAAATATATTACTTTTTAATTTATTCAAGTTTATGTAGTTTTTTGTAAAGAGTTTAATGATTTAAGTAATGGATCCAAAACTATTTGAGATGATCCATTAACTAAACTGAAACTATATCTATTTTCATCATCCGCACTATGATGTAACTTGTGTGCTTTATCTGTTAAAATAATATTATAATCTTGTAAAAATTTGATAAATGAATTATTTAATAAATTATGATTTCTTTCATGTGCCCATTTATGAAAATATCCAACCATTAATCCAAATAAACATGAAAAAATAAAAAATCCAATATAAAATGGTGATTTTAAAGCAGTTTTATTAATAATAAAATGATAAATACATAATACAAATAATATTGGTAAAAATATAGGATATGTTATCATAATTAGTTCAATATTATTTAAATATGAATAATTTAATGTATATGTATGATGACTGTCGACCAGAGCTTTATCTTTTACATTACTAATTAATGATGTATAATAATCTGAATCAATAAATAAATGTACAAAATAACTAATAGTATCACTAAAAACCCATCCCAAAAATCCGCCAAATAATAAATAAAATATATTTATTAATTTTTTGTAAATTATAGTTGTATTTATATTTATTAAAGTAAATATTATAAAAAATCCTGTAATAAAATGTAAAAAAACATTATTATATATATTTTCATTTAATATGATTGTTTTTCTAGATTGTAACATTGTATTTAATTCATTACATTGTTGATCGTTCTTTTCACAATTATATTTTTTCATTATATTATATTATATTATAATATCTTACTAAATTTACAATAGTAAATGAATTATAACAATTGTATTTTACTAAATTTACACATAACTAAAATTGTTGATTCAAAACTTTCCCTTTCCCTGTTTTATTTTTTATGATGTGTAAATTATTAAGTTTATTGAATGAAGAATGGTTTCTATTACACCTTTTTACATTTCAAACGCCGAGTTTTATATAATATCAATTATATAAAACTCACTTATATATTTTTTTCACTTTTCGTGTTTTATTCTTTGGAATATACTTTTCTGGTCTGTCATAAGCACCCTTAAATATATTTTCATACTTTTCTTTTGGTATTTCACTAATAACTTTCTGTATATTTTCCTTCAAATTCTCATATTTTAATCCTATGTATTCATAGTGTTGAAAAATACCATTGTAAATAATGTGGAAAACATAATATATTTATAAAAAATAATTAAAGGTACGGTTTTAAATCTTCAAGGGTGTAAATTGATTTCCAATTTATTTCTTTACTCGCTTTCTGTAACCGTAATTCCATCATCCTCCACTTTTTTTTGGTTGTATTCAAGAACTTGTTCATTATATGCTTTCGTTTCATCTTCTGTTGCAACTTCTCTACTCTCGAAATCAACCGTTTCTTTTACACCAACTAAATTACCTTGATCATCAATGGTCTGAGTGAGCTTATTACCGCTTTTTTGCGCTAGCTTAATATTCTCTTCAATCGCTTTCTTTTTGGTTTCTTTGACTCTGCGTTCAAACTCCTCCTTTGCTTTCGCCTCATTCTTGATTTTTTCACTATGAAGTTGATTAAGCTCATCTTCCATAAACTCAATACGACCTGTTTTATAAGCATCAGGATCCCATGGTAGCCAAATACCAACTGGACCTACTAAAATATCATGGTTTGGATCAAGATCACGAATTTTTTTACATTTCATTTCGGCTTCTTCTTGGCTCGGAAAAACGCCGCGAATTTTCAATCCACGAACAGATGTTTGGAATTCATGTGCCTTTTGGAACTTTTGTGTTAAAGCCTCTTCGTTCTTATCCAAAAAGTTCTTGTAGTCATCTTCTACACCTTGTGATTTTAATTTACTACCTTCTTCGGCAATAAATTCAGTATAGTCATTCATAATAGTTTCAACATCTAATCCATGTTTATAAGAAATAAAGTGAATAAAATCGAAAAATTTGTCCATTGATTTCTTGAAATCCCATTGTTTTAGGAATTCTTCAAACATGAAAATCTCTCTTTGTTTTAAAATTTTTTCAGGTGAAATAAATGACAAACAAGCAAATTTTTGTCCAGCAATGGGCGGGTCTTCGTCACATAAATCAATGTATTTAGGGTTTATTTGACCATTTTCCAAAATTTTTTTTTCAAAACCAGACATTATATATACATTTAGAAAGACTTATTTAAGTAATTTCAAACTTATTTTATATTTTTTTATTTTTATATAATATATTAATAAAATGAGTGGATTCGATTTTTCAGAGCTTATTAAAAGAGCTATCAAGTACATTGTTGAAGGTATTATTGTCGCTTTAGCCGCTTATGCTATTCCTAAAAAGTCGTTGAATGTTGAGGAAGTCGTTATTATTGCTTTAACTGCTGCCGCTACATTTAGTGTGTTGGATGTTTTCATACCATCTATGGGTTCGGGTGCTAGAGGAGGCGCAAGTTTTGCAATTGGCACAGGGCTCGCTGGAGGCCTCAAGCTAGCCGGTGTTTAAAATAATATTTTTTCCGCTGCATAATAAAATTATATAATTTATTGGTAAATTATATAAAAACAATATTATATAATTATAAAATGGAAGCAGAGATCGCTGAACTAAAAAAGGAAAATAGCTTGTTAAGAGAAGAATTGGAAAAAATAAAAGAGCATTTGAAACGATATACTGCACCAGAACGACATAAAACATATTATGAAAACAATAAAGAAGAATTAAAGCAAAAAGCAAAAGAATATAAGGAAAAAACAAAGTATTATGAGAATCTTTCTGATGATAAAAAAAAACAAT